CAGCTACCAAAAATACAATTACTGCTGAAGTTCAACAAACTGTAACTCCAACAATTGAACCATTGACTACTGTTTCTGGTTCTAATCAAATCATTGTTGATTATCAAGAACATGGTTTATCAACGAGCAGTAAAATTACGATTGCAAATGCTACAGCTACCAATGGCATAGGCATTTCAGAATTAAATAAACAACACGATGTCTATGGAGTTCCAGATAATAATAGAGTTGTGATTCAAGTCATATCAAATGCAACTTCATCTGGCAGAGGTGGTGGCACAAGCATTACTGTAGATTCTGGAACACCAGCAAACAATGTTATTGAAACAACTGCATCATCTACAACTGTAACCATCAACGATGTTGGTCATGGATTAGCAACTAACGATAAAGTTTTCATTAGCGGTCTGCACGATGTCGGTGGTTTGACAGGTGATCTGATAGGTGGCGAACAAACTGTAGCTTCTGTTCCTGATGCGAATACTTACACCATAACATCGTCTGTAGCAGCTAGTTCTACTGCTTCTGGTGGTGGCAATCAGATTTCTATTACTAGACCTAAGAAAGCTACATCAACTGCTTCTAAAGGCGGTTCTGGAATGAAGATAGATGTGCCATTCAAAGCAATACGATGAACATAAATATACTGAATGAATATGTCGAAGAAAAAATGGGTATGCCTTTTGAATGGGGTTTTAACGATTGTAATACTTTTCTTGCTGGCTATGTTGATCATGTAAAAGGCACAAACTGGTTAGAAGTTTTTAAAGGTAAATACAAAAACAAATTTGGTGCTATTAGGTTTCAAAAGAAATATGGCAAAAGACCCAGTGAAGTTTTGGAAGATGAAGGCTTAGAACAAATATCAGTTTATGATGTAAGAGTCGGTGATATCTTAATTAAAAAAGATAAAATATACGAAATGGCTCACATTGTTATTAATAACAAATGTGTATCAGTAGATGAACAAATAGGTACTGCACCTTTGCCGATATCAGACTTAAAAACATTTGATGTAGCTTATAGATTTAAACAATGAAATATTTTAGATACATTTTTCTTATTGTAGTTGCTTTAGTCGCACCTACATTGTTTGCTATGCCACAAGCTGCTTATGCTATTGCTGCAATTGGTTCAGCTTTGACTGCTGGTGCGGTAGCTGCTGGAACTACTGCTGCATTTGCAATCGGTGTTACAGCAATTGTTGTCGGAACTTATGCAACCTATAACTACATAGGTAAGGCAATGCAGCCTTTACCATCAACACTAGAATCAACTGGTGCAAAGGCTTTATCAAATACACCATCAAACACAGCACCGATTCCAGTTATTTATGGAGAAAGAAGAATAGGTGGTACTCCAATTTATTATCAAGTGACTGGTGATAACAATGAATATCTGCACATCGTCTTACTTTTATGCGAAGGCGAAATAGAATCAATAGAACAAGTTTATCTCAACGATGAACCAATATTTGAGACAGAAACCAGAACTTATACACAATACACAAGCACAGTAGAAGCTGATATTGCTTTTATTTTTGCTGGTGATATCAAACAAAAATTTAAAAATGCAGTTAGAGTCAATAAACATTTAGGCAGATCAGATCAAGCAGCAGATCAAGATTTAATCAATGAATCTGGCGGTAAATGGACTGCAACAGATAAATTATCTGGTCTGGCATATCTCTATGTAAGGCTAGAAGCTGATCAAGATATATTTAGAAACATTCCACAAATTACTTGCGACATCAAAGGTAAGAGAGTTCAAGATAGAAGATTTGTTTATTCGGTAGATTCTGGTTCAAATACTTGGGTTGCTGGAACTCAATATGTGACTAGATATAGTAACAATCCAGCCAATGTATTATTAGATTATTTAACCAACACTACCTATGGCAGAGGAATATCTATCAACGATATCAATACCACTTCTTTCACAACTGCTGCTAATACTTGCGACACTATGGTGACTTTGGGTGGTGAACTTGTACCCCAATACACTTGCAATGGTTACTTAGACACTAACGCTACAGCTTTTGAGAATGTGCAAAAGATTCTTTCTTCATGTCGTGGATCGTTAATATTCACAGGTGGTAAATATAAATTGATTATTGATGCTGCTGGCACAGCAGTACAAACATTTGATGAAGATAATATTGTTGGTAACTATGATGTTTCTCTAGGTAGTAAAGATTTCAAAGCTAACAGAGTTCGTGCTGGGTTCTTTAACAAAGAAAGAGATTTTCAAGGTGATTTTGCAGTTATAGAAAGCGGAACTTTTAGAACTGCTGATAATAACTTAGTTTTGGAAAGAGCCATTGAACTGCCTTTTACGACAGATAAAGAAAGGGCAAGAATGATTGCAACTATCAACATGAAGCAATCAAGACAAAGCATGGTGCTTAAATTTACAACTACTATTGTTGGATTAAGAGCAGAAGTCGGTGATGTTATTTTTGTTAAATTAGAATCATTAGGTTTTGAAACTCTTAACGATAACGCTGGAAAAAGATTCAGAGTTCAATCAATGAATCTAAAAAATAATGATGAAGTAGATATTGTTGCTCAAGAATACGATGCTGATGTTTATGACTTTGGCACAATATCCGCAGAAGATACTGCACCAAACACAGACTTACCTGATGTTGCTTCTGTAGGTAAACCCACAAACATACAAGTAGACGAAGATTTAATCTTTGCTAACGATACTGTATTCAACAGATTGAATATTTCATGGACTCCACCTACATCAACCTTTGTAGAAAGCTATGAAATATCTGTTTTCAAGTTGAACTATTACGAACAAGTAGTTGGCTTTGACAAAGAAAATTACATTATGAAGGGAACAGCAAATTCTTCTGTATTTACTGTAGATGATTTAGAAAAAGGTCTTTATAAAATAATGATCAGAGCAAAAAATACCAAAGGGGTTTTTTCTAACTTTGCTACTTTGAATCAAAAGATTAAAGGTTTGTCTGTATTACCAGCAGTCAATCCACCAGCTTTGCAAAGCGTAACTGAATCTTTATTTTCAACTACTCAAGGTTCAGGAGTAAAAGCAAAAGCAGATTTATTATGGACTGCTACCAGCAATCCAAACTGGGAAAGTTTAGGAGTCAATATAGATAGATACGATGTTGAATTTAAAAAAACATCAGCAACAGATTTTGTTCGTGCTGGTGCATCACTAGGAACTACATTTACATTCTTTGATATTGAACCTGACTTATATCAATTCAGAGTCAGAGCAGTTAATACTGCTGGTGTTGCTTCTGAATACACTTTTTACACTCAAAGAATATATGGACTGACTGCTGATCCAGCAGATGTTACAAATTTAAATTTAAGGGCAGATGGTATAACTGCAACTTTAACTTGGACTCCAACAACTGATCTTGATGTCAAAATAGGTGGTACTTATGAGATAAGGCACAACAGTTTGACTTCTGGTGCAGTTTGGCAAAACTCAGTTAAGATTGGTGATTCTGTTTCAGGAATATCTAATGGTGTGCAATTACCATTATTAACAGGAACTTATTTAATCAAGGCAGTTGATTCAACTAATAGAAAATCAGTCAATGCTACAACTGTAGTCAATACAGTTTCACCTGATTCTTTCCAATTAGAAAACAGACAAACGCTAACTGAGAATCCAACATTCTCAGGCACAAAAACAAACATGGTGGCAGTAGATAATCTTCTTAAATTTGAAGGTGATGTTTTATGGGATTCTGTTTCAGGTAATGTGGATGATTTTCCTTTGATTGATGCAATCGGTGGATTAGATACTTCTGGTTCTTACGAATTTGCTAACGTCATTGATCTAGGTGTTGTGACAAATGCCAGACTTACTTCAGGCATAACTTTTACTGCCGATGATACTACTGACTTTTGGGATGATAGATCAGACAATGTAGATGATTGGTTTGCTATAGATACCAATGATTTTGATGATGTCTTAGCTAATCTGCAAATTGCAATCACTAACGATGATCCAACAGGTTCACCAACTTACACAGACTTCAAAGATTTTACGATTGGTAATTACTATGGCAGAGCATTTAAATTCAAACTGAATGCTTCTACTGGTGATACAACCCACCAGATATATATTTCTGCTTTAACTGCATCGGCACTTACTTATGCAAAACTAGATACAGATACAGAAACATCTAGCACATCTAAATTATCAGTTACATTTAACGAAGCATTTTTATCTGCACCTAAAGTTGCGGTGACTGCACAGAACATGGCAACTGGTGATTTCTTCTTATTAGAAAATGTTACAACGACAGGATTTGATATAACTTTCAAAAATTCTAGTGGTACAATAGTCGGTAGAACTTTTGATTATTTAGCAAGAGGTTTTTAATATGGCAACCCATGATTATGATATAGCTAAC